GCCTGACCGCGAAGCCCCGACGGAAACCAACGCGAAAAAGTGTGCAGTCTGCGATTATACGATCGAAGCAGAGCTTGGCCACCAGCATGTAAACCATCTGACGCCGGTTGCGGAAAAGACCGCGACCTGCAAAGAGGATGGCAACATCGCATACTGGCGCTGCGAGTGCGGCAGCCTGTTCAAGGATGCAGACGCGACCATTTCGGTCACTGCAGAGCAGGTCGTCACAAAGGATTCAAACAACCACGTGGGCGGCACGGAGATTCGTGACGCGAAAGACGCAACCTACACCGAGGAAGGTTACACGGGCGACACCTACTGCCTTGGCTGCGGTACCAAGATCGCAGAAGGCCATGCCATCCCGAAGCTGACGCCCGCGCCGACGCCGGTCATTCCGGTTACGCCGAGCGAACCGGCGAAGAACCCGTTCAACCCGAACGCCGGTTCCAACTTGAGCAAGTTCCCGTTCGCCGATGTTCCGTCCGATAGCTGGTACTATTCGAGCGTCAAGGCCGCTTGGGAAAATGACCTGATCGACGGCGTGACGGCGAACGAGTTCAAGCCGAACGCGACGCTGACCGTTGCGCAGACCATCAAGCTGGCTGCTGCGCTCCATCAGCTCGACCGCACCGGTGAGGTCAGTCTGAAAAACGGCAGCGAGACCTGGTATGACAGCTACGTTTCCTACGCAGTTGCAAACGGCATTATTGAGAAGAATTATGCAAGCTATACTGCGGCGCAGATGAACGCTGCGATCACCAGAGCAGAGTTTGTCCACATCTTCCACGGTGCAGAAAGCAGCTACAAAGCGATCAATCAGGTCGCGGACGATGCGATCCCCGACGTAAAAAACGGCGATGCGTTTGCGTCCGATATCTACGAGTTCTACCGCGCGGGTATCCTGACAGGTTCCGACGTGAAGGGCACGTTCCATCCGGCAAGCAGCATCAAGCGCAGCGAGGTTGCGACCATCCTGCTCAGAATGTTTGAAACCTCCGCGAGAAAAAGTATTTCCCTGAGCTAAATACACTCCACATTCTGCGGCGGCAGCCAGACAGTCCAATCTGGCTGTTGCCGTTTCCGTTTTTCAGGTTTCTTATATAAGTGAAAAGTTCTCAAAAGAAAGCGCCGCTCCTCTCGTATAACAGGAGAGGAGCGGCGCTTTTTGCTATTTTCAGGCCGCATAACCATCGCAGACCATGGGCTGCATTTCTGATCGAGCAGATGATACGTCCATATCGATTTGACCGTCAAAGTTTGTCCAAGTGGGTCAAAGTTTGGCAGAAAACCTGAAAAGTGCGAAAAAATGTATTATGATTAGATCAGCTCGAACGGGAAAGGAATGTATAACATGAAGGATGTTCAGAACGCTATATACTCCATCGTCGAGACACGCGGAAAAGAGTGTTACTGCATTTTATGCCATGCAATCGACATCGCAATCGAGCACCAGCCGACCATGCCGAAGATGCAGACAATCTGCAACGAGGTTCGTATCCGAACGGGAAAGAAAACGAATGGAGCTGTTTCGCGGGCATTGAACCGCGCAGCCAAGGATATTTGGCAGAATGGCCGCAGACGGGAACTACGGGCCTACTGGATCGAAGAACCGCCGACTGCGAAAGAATTGATTTCCCTGATTTCCGCAAAGCTGTGGGGCGACCGTCAGGGATAGGTTCCTTCTGAATAACATTTGAGTCCGAATATGTCGAATTGCGTCTCATGGTGAGACGCGATTCATCCGCGATTTGAAGCCTATGAATTATGCGGCACGACGCCTATCATAAGACGGACGGTCTGCCCAGTCTGCACGGCAGCCCTCCGTCGCTTCAAAAATTGTGTCCCGATTCGGGCCGCATTACCGCACAGAACCCGTCCCAACTTGGGACAGATTTCTGATCGTCATTCTGGAAAAGCGCATTATGTTCAATACGCTTTTGCGGGCTGACGATCCCGCTGACAACTGAATAGGGTCAACAGATACGTTTTGTATGTGCGAGCCTATGGGTGCGCGGGGATGCGCGGAATGGGAGGTGATACCGATTCTGGCGCGGAGCGATAAACGCCTACACTGAGAGCGATTCATGGCTGGATCGTGCGACGACCGCATACAAAAGACAATGATACTTGCGTTAGCCATACGTCACAGAATGGAACGCCCCGCCATGAGCATGGAGGGAGGTGCAACACCTATGGAGCAGTTTGCCGCTGCCGTCTGTCTGACCTATGAGAAAAAATGAAAACTAATTCGTGAGGAGGCGATTTGTTTGCAGCCTGACGTATGTGAAATTCTTCATGTGGACAAAGCAAACCGTACACTTTATCTGAATGTCAACGGCTGTATGGTCACAGCAATTTGTGCAGAGCAGCGTGATGACGAGCTTTGCCGACAAATGAAATCTATTCTCTTAAAGTCCCTATCTTCCGCGACTGTTTGTGTCGAGAAATTTGACAAAAATGATGATATATGAGATAATATTGTTAGGAATATCCGGTATTGCACATTGAAAATCGAATATTTCAGATATGTCAATTCATCATATATCTTCGTCAGATTTCAGAAAGGATGGATTGACTATGAATCAGACAAATTATCTCCAAAGTTATATCTTCGACAAACAAACTGGATGGCGGATTGATCTTCCATCTTATATTGCCCCCGGTACGCGTGTCCTTTGCCTTTATCGTGTTTCAACCGGAAAGCAACTATACCATAACGAGCAGAATCAAGCAGATATTCCGATGCAGCGAATCCGTTGTCGGGACTTTGCAGAACAGCAAGGCTGGACAGTGGTATGCGAGCTGCAAGAGGAGGGCGTTTCCGGCCATAAGGTCAGAGCAGAAAAACGTGACAAAATCCAGACGATCAAGAGCTACGCACTGGAACACAAATTTGATATTCTGCTTGTATTCATGTTTGACCGTATCGGACGAATCTCCGATGAAACGCCATTCGTTGTAGAATGGTTTGCACAGCACGACATTCGCATCTGGAGCGCTGTTGAGGGTGAGCAGAAATTTGAAAGCCATGTGGACAAACTGACCAACTATATCCGCTACTGGCAGGCAGATGGTGAAAGCCGGAAAACCGCAGAGTGCGTAGCAAACAGTATGGCAATTCTGACTTCCGAGGGGTGCTACACCGGCGGCGGTCTGGCTTACGGCTATAAATACATCCGAACTGGGCGCACCAACAAACGCAAACAGGAAGTTAATGATCTTGCCATTCGTGAAGATGAAGCCGAGGTTGTACGAATCATGTTTACAAAGGCACGTTATGAGGGATATGGTTCTCAGCGAGTCGCAAACTACTTAACAAAAAACGGCATTAAAAATCGTGAGGGAAAGAACTGGCATCCATCCACGATTAAAGCAATTCTACGCAATCCGCTTTACATCGGCATTATGCGCAGCGGCGCAACACGCTCGCCTGTGCAAGAGCATCTTCGCATTATTGATGATGAAACATTCTATGTGGTGCAAGCAAATCTGGATGCCCGCGCAAATATGTATGCGAACAAGCCGCATACGCCGGTCGCTACTTGCAGTAACGCACTTTTGTCCGGCTTTATTTTCTGTGGTCACTGTGGCGCTCGACTTTGTGTGACTACCAGTGGAAAAGGCCGGCCCCGAAAAGACGGCTCCGACCCAACAAGAACGCGGTACACCTGCCAAACAAAAAGCCGCACGCATGGCGACTGTGACGGTCAGACAGGCTATACAGTCAGAAAACTGGACGCCATGATTGATACTATTCTACATGGTATTTTTGCCAGAATCGGCAGTATGCGCCGTGAAGATGCGATCCGCGCGTGTTATTCTGGAAACCATGACGCGCAGCAAACTATTTTCCAAAAGGTCAAACGCGACTACGAAAAGGCCGAGCAAAATCTGCAAACACTGAAAGATGAAGTTGTAAAATCTCTTACTGGTGAAAGTGCATTTGAACCAAATATTCTGGATATGGCAATTCGTGGTCAAGAAGAAAAATGCGCAGAGCTGAGACGCGCAATGGCACACGCCGAGGAAGAAGCAGCAAAGAGTCAAGCCACAGCGGAGCACATTGCCAAACAGTATGATGAGATTCTGGAATGGGCACAGCTCTATGATAATTGCAACATTTCAATGAAAAAAGTGATTGTTGCAAATATGATTGACCGCGTGGATGTTTTCCGGGATTACCAACTTACAATCAGGCTAAACATCACAATCGAGCAGTTTTTGATTAGTTTAGAGAATGTTGCATAACACGTCAGATTCCTTGTTGTGGGGGTACACACGCCGTATTCTCGCAATGGGGGCATAGAAGATCACTACTTGGAGAGCGCATGACTGGCAGTCATGAGGTCAGCGGTTCGATCCCGCTTATCTCCACCAAATAATTTAGACTGGAAATCGAATGATTTCCAGTCTTTTTCTACGCTTTTACGAATTTTTATCATCAAAACAGACAATCTGCCCAGTGTGCTGATTTTCTGCATTTTTTGAAAAACCCGCACCAAAACCCACACGGGGCAAAAACAGCGCAGGAAAAACATTGTTCTCCTGCGCTGTTTTTGCGTCTATTGTTATTACTCCTTCACCTTGAATCCGCTTTCCGTCAGAGACTTTGCCAGTGCCTCCCGCACAAGCCCGGTTCCGATTGCAAGTTCCTGCGCTTTCTGATGGAACGGGCGTGCCTGCTTTGTTTTGTAAATCGCCGACTTTTTCCATTGATAGCCCTTGCCGCTTTCCACGACCGGCGCGATCAGCCGTCCGCTGTCCCGGTCCCGGCTCCTGTCCTGCACCTCCAGCGTCATGGTTGACGGGTCATATTTTGCTTCCATCACGTTCCAGTCCTGCAAGCCGCCGGGTTCGCCGGTGTCATCCCGTCGGATATACGGATGATCTTCACTGCGCTTATAAACCTTCTCGCTGTAGACCTCGGACTCAACCGCTGATGCAATCGCCGCGCGGACAGCATCGGCTACGTCGCCTTCCATTGCCCTTCCGATTGCATCGTCCAGGCGTCGGTTAAAATCCCGGACAAAATCTTCGATTGCCATAAAAAACTCCTTATAAAAGCAGAAGCCCGGCACAGTGCCGGACTCCTGCGGTTTCCGCCCGACTTTTCGGGGGTATTTGAATTTTTCGTTCAATACGAGTCCCGCTCTTTCAGAGTTCGTACCGTTCCCCGTCCTGCACCGTACAGAGCGTTGCGCGGTTCAGAAACGTCTGGCTCAGCGCTTCCCGTGCCACCGTCTGATTTGCGGCCCGTACCCGAACCGTTGTCCGTGTACCGTCTTCATTTTCCCGTGAAAATGTGTAGATCGCCGTTTTTGCAGTCTGCTGCCGGGCCTGCGCCGCAATCTCCGTCCGGTGCAGCTCTGCTTCCTGTTTCAGCTCGAACCATGCAGGCGGCTGTCCGTCGTCTTCGTCTCCGGGCTTCCAGCTTTCCGGAAGGCCCAAATACCCGGCATCGTGCAGCATATTGAGTGTGATCCGGAGCATTTCGCCTGCCTGCGCGTTGAATGAGCCGTCCCATTCAAGCCGTTTTTTAAAATTCGTCTTCCAAATGAAGTGTTTTCTTTGCCCGCCGATGTCCAGTCTGGCAACGGCAAGGTAGTGCCATGGCATATGGTTGAACGCGATGCAGACCGGCGTGGATTTCTCCAGCATATCATGTGTGACCAGCATCTGCGCCCTCCGCTTTTTCAAAGCCGTTTCTTGCGGCAATCTGCTGGCCGCAGCGATGAGAGAATTTACACATTATTGCACACCCCATCTCTGAAAAAGTTCGCCGAGCGTGTTTCCGCATTCTGATGCACCCAGCCCAATTTTCTTGAGCAGCGCTTTGATATCATCTGGGACAGGCCCGTAAATCTTTCGCCCGTATGTGCCGTCATATGTGCCGTCATTCTCTGCCGTTGCAGGCGTGACCCCGTTCCGCCGGAGAAATGCGTCAATATCGCTCTCTGCGGCCTCCCGGTGTCTATACCGGACGTTGTTAAACGGCGCATAGAATTCGCTGGGGGCCAGGTTCTTCGCTTTGAGTTCGGCCGTTTTTTTTGCTTCTTCGACGGCCCAATGAAATTCCGACTCATTCGGGCAGAGGACGTTAATCCACAGAATCGTATCAAGGCCGGGAAGCTCAGGCCGCTCAATCATGAATGCCGGACTTGCGCTGAGCGGGTAAGAGGTGCCGCCCTTGACAAAATAGCCGCACATCGACGCGTTGCCGATGTAAGCGCAGGCCCGCGCCTTGTCTGCCTCGTCTTTCCATTTTTGCCATGTCGGGAAGCGCTTTGCATCCACATAAATCCGCATGACCTTCCCCGCAGAGATTCCGTCCTCTGCCACGTCAAAGTATGGCTCGTCACCGGATTTTCCCTTGAATTTGTCTCTCCAGAAGCTCAAACAATAGACTGATTCACCTGGTTTTCTCATTTACATTTTCCTTTCCGCCGCTTGCTGCGGCCTGCATTTGATCGAATTTCAGTAGCCAATAGCGGTCACGGCTCTCTTTTTCCCGCTCGCGCATTTCCTGACTGTTTCGGCGGCGTTTTCGCGCATAGTCCCGCATGTACGCCGCACGGGCAGCCCGTATTTTTTCCGAATCGTTCAAGAAGCAATCCTCCCGTCAAAAAATGTTGCAGGGTGCGGCCAACAAAGCATAAAGAAAAAGCGCCGGTTTGATACATTCCCAAAAGGAAATCGCACCAAACCAGCGCATATGCTTCTCTATTCCGCTGACCGCACCCCACCCTTTGTTAGCCGGTCTGGTCCGGCGCTGGGGGTGAGTGAAATATTTGAAAAGGCGTTCCGCCTTATTTTTATTATACCACAAAGGCAGTCAAAAGTAAATAATAAACATCAAACAAATTTTCGTATTTCATACTTGGTCCTTAAAGCTTGCCCTCTTTCCGCAGCTTCTCCTTCAGGATCGGAATGACAGCTTCGTAATATCGGAACGTTTTCACGATCTTTGTTGAATGCGCCGCTACATCCAACACCCATTCACCATATTCAGGCTGTTTCAGGTCATATTGGTTTGCGATCCGTCCGACGAGATTCGATGTGATCCCGATTTTCTTGCCGATTTCTCCTGCCGTACACAGATCATAGGGCGACTTCGGAGGAGGGATAATCTCGCTGCCGCAGATAAGCTTTGCAGCGCAGGCATTCAGCGTCTGCTCAAACGGCCCGCCCTGATATTGCTGTGCCATCTCACGCAGCAGCTGCGCTTTCTGAAGCTTACAGTTTTCCATGCGAAGCATAATTTCCGCCTGCGCCGTGTCTGTCTGCTTTCGCATGGCATCGAAGGCACAAACATATCTGGCAGAAAACTGGACGCCCTTTTTTCCGGTCATTCGGCTTGCTATAAAATCACAACCCTTGCGTGTTAGAAGATAGCATGGAAGCGTTCGGCCTGTTGAATCTTTGTAGTTGGATTCGATGAAGAAATCACCCAGCCCAAAGTTGGGCTCAGTGGTATTCTTGAGAATTTCAGTGTATCCTCGAATGTCCCTGATAAGATGCCGATGATCCTTTCCAATCATTTCTGCGACTTCACGGCTGTCTATAACATCGACGCTGTTATGATTGATTACTTGTAATTCCTCCATTGCGTTTGCTCCTTTTCCTGCGTCCTCTGGTTTTTCTGGTTCATTCCGCAGCAAACCACTGCTGGATCTCTGCTGCTCCAATGTCAACTGCCTGAAATGCCCGTCTGATCCATGCGTAGCCCATGTCGGTCGTCGGCTGGCGCATGAGGGTGTTGTAGAGTTCTGACGCATTGCCTCCATAGCGCTTGGATGCAAGGTGCCGGCAGAAGGCCATGCAGACATGGTTTCCCTTCGCTTTGTGATCCTCCCGTGCGGCGGCATACGCAAGACAGATCGCCTCGCAGGCCGTGATGCAGCCCTCCGGCCGCTGCTTTTCCCGGATCGTCAGCCACGGGCCTGTTTTGCTGCTGTTCTCCCGCAGAAGCTTCGCACTCAGAAAATCGGTCTGCCGCTCTGCCATCGCCGCCTCGCGGCTCACCAGCAGCACATCGGGCAACAGATAATTTGTCCCGCGCTCCTTGTTTACGGCCTCCAGCGTGAACTGTGCGCCGCCAAGCGCGTCATACAGGCTGAACGGCTCATCTGCCATTGTGGAATCGACGATGCCGTCAATGACGATATGCACCTGATATCCGCGCCCGTGCTTCTGATTCGCTTCGATATAAAGATGCGTGTCCTGATTCATAAAATCCCTCCGTTTTTAATTTTGTGTTGGTTTCTGTTCTGATTTTGTTTCTACACCAAAAATGCTTTTTGTCCCAGAATCGAAAAAATGGCTGCGGGGAATTTTCCCCTCAATCCGTGACAATCGACGTTTCTACATCCAGTTCCACAACGACCTTTCCGTCATGTACGTCCGGGTAGATCGTCTTTACACGATATTTCCCAATACCGGCGAGAATGGCCGGGTTGCCAAGATCGACTTTCGACGCGTATCCATCAATGCCAAGAATCCAGCCGTCAACGTTCTGGCTGTGCTCGAAAATTTCTTTGATCGTCATGTTTAAAACCTCCATCCTGATTTTCTGAACCGCCGGACAATGTCCAGCGCTTTGATCTTGTGTTCTTTTGTCGGGCCGTTCAGGGCTCTCGTTTCGGCCTTCTCCCGTTCTGCGTCCGTGCATCTGCGAAGCAGCAAATGCCGGAACAGCACCTCCGTCGATTCCTTCTTATTTTCCATGGTTGTTTCCCTCTCTATGTCAACTAGTCGAAAGTCCCCGTCGGAAAATCAGAGTCCGGATTGCACCCATGCGTTCCAGATGTCCGAAACCTCTTCACCGCGCTCCAGACGCTCCATGCAGAAGAGCATGAATTTTCTAAAGCGGTCAAGATCTTTGACCTCGTGCAGGATTTCCTTGAATTCTTTCAGTTCCTTGTTTTCCATATTATTCATCCTTTCTATTATGCGCTTGCCAGAAGGCGGGCGCGATTTCTGATGTTGTTGATCCGGCGCTGGACTGCCGATTTGCTCATACCCAGCGCGGCGGCGATTTCCCGGACCGTCAGACCCTCGGCCATGCGTCCGGCAATGCTGCGGTCTTCATCCGATTGCAGAAGCCGGGCGAGAAGATCCCGCTGCACGGCGTTTTCTTCCGGGTCTGGGGCGGGCAGAACATGAACGGCGTTCATATCAAAAAGATCCGTCATTTCGCCGTCTTCCATGGTCAGGCTGGCCGTGGCGCTGAAATAGCGCTTTTCTCTGCGGGCGATGGTATTTGCGGCCTGCGCACAGGCGCTGTACAAGATCAGGTTAAGCGGGCGCGGTTCGTCGGCCCGCTCGTTGCGTTCCAGCGCTGCGCCCATTCTGAGCCATGCTTCCGCCGCGACGGTCATTGCATCGTCCTGCGTCTGTATCCACTCCGCACCACGCTTGCTGCCGCTCCTGCGGACTGTCCACGCCATTTTCTGCAAGGCGGTATATTGTTCCTCGTCGCTCATGCCGCGCCACGCAGCGCTGACGCTGGCGGCTGTTGTGATCTTCTCCATAGTCAATTCCTTTCCGGCTCACAAGCCTGTCCGATGTGCGGGCGGGAAGTCCCGCCCGCGTTCTTCTCTTACGCCACGATAAACCGGCGGCTTGTGGTGGACTTGGTGAAGCGCTCGGCCAATTCCGGCATGGCTTTCTTGAACGCCGTGCTGTCGAACCGGCTGCTCGTCACGGTCTTCCATGTGATCTTGTAATCCGCACCCGTCAGCGTGTCGGCGTCGATGGCAGTCATGTGCGCCTTGATCGCATCCTGAATGCTCTCGATTTCGGCAGTCAATTCGTCGGCCATGCGGCGCAGTTCTCGAAGCTCGTTGACCTTGCTCTGAATTTCTGTGTTGCTCATTTGTAAAGCCCCTTTCCTTTTTCGGCGGGCTGTGCTATACTGCAAGCAGCCCTTTTCGGCTGCGCTTCCGGCTTGCTTTCCACGGCCTCCGGGAGCGCTTTTTCTTTGTCTTGGGGAACTCCGGCGGCTGGGGGCTTTCAACTGATCTCGTGAGCCTTGCTGCACTTTGCTGTTCCTTCCCAACTCTTATAGACGTTCTTCACCCATCTTCTGCCGGTGTCTAAACTGTTTTCGTTTGTTCCCCTTGACTGGCTTTATTGTATCACTGAATTCTAGTGATGTCTATTGTCAATATCACTAAAAATAAGTGAAATTATTCATCAATCTTATCACTTGTATTTAGTGACATCATGAGGTATAATAAGGATAATGGAAAAGGGGCGTTATATAGCAGTCCCCGAAGGGAGGGCACTATCATGCCAATAGCTTATAAGATTGACGTGCTCGCTGCACTCAAGGACGCTGGATACTCACAGAATCGCATTCGCAACGAGAAATTGATCGGCCAATCGTACTTGACGCAGCTTCGCCATGGTGAGTTGGTTTCATGGAAGACAATCGAAACCATTTGTCAGTTACTCCACTGTCAGCCAGGGGATATACTGGAATACGAAGAAAAAAAGGACGGTGAAGCGTGATGAAAGTCTATACCATCATCGGCGGCGTAAACGGTACGGGAAAGAGCAGTCTGACCGGCGTTTTGCGGGCGCAGCGCAATGATCTGGGCGTGATCGTGGACGTTGACCGCATCACGGCGCTTGCAGGCGTCAGCCCGCTTGAGGGCGGCAAAATGGCGATCCGGCGCATTGACGATTGCCTGGACAAAGGCATTTCCTTTACGCAGGAATCCACGCTGTCCGGCTTCCGCACGGCGCAGACAGCAGCCAGAGCCAAGCGGGACGGCTATACCGTCCGGCTGTTCTATGTCGGCCTTGACACGCCGGAGGAAAGCCTTGCACGCATCGCGAACCGTGTGAAGCGCGGCGGGCATAACATCGGGACAGAAGACGTCCTGCGCCGTTTTGCAGGCCGCTGGGAGGCCGTGTCGAAGGTGCTGCCGTTCTGCGACGAGGCACATTTTTTTGACAACGACAACGGCTTTGTCGAGGTCGCAGAGTACAGAAACGGCGAGTTGCTGCTTGTCGGCGATCTTCGCCCTGCGTGGGTGCTGGAATTGCAGCGGTATCTTCTCCGCGCCGAAAGCGCAAAGGAAGGTGACGCAGAATGACCTACACTGACCGATACCACCTGACACCGGAGCAGAGCCGCTTTTTAGCCAAGAAGAAGTGGGATGAAAACGTCTACTGCGGCATGAAGATGGAAAACCGCGCCGTCACATTCCCACAGACAAAGACCATTCTGGAAGGCGTCAACGTCCCCGGCGTACAGATCGACGATATTCAGGCCATTCTCAACATGCGCGACGCTTGGCGCTTCCTGATTGGCTCGATTGACGAAGATGTGACCTTGGAGTATGTCTGCAAGCTCAACGGCTTCATCGCCCGCAACGAGGCTCTGGAGTGGGGCAAGCTGCGCACGGGAAGCGTGGCCATCTCCGGTACGGACTACACGCCGCCTGTGCCGCAGGAAGCGACTGTCCGGGCAGAGTTGGCCGCGATCCTTGCTGCCGATACTTCGGCAACAGAAAAGGCGCTGACGACCTTCTGCTGGGGTACGCGCGGACAGCTTTTCTGGGACGGCAACAAGCGCACCAGCCTGACACTGGCAAACAAAATCCTGCTGCAAGCCGGAGCGGGCGTTCTGACCATCCGGGATCAAAACATGGAGCAATTCAACGAAGCACTGCTGAACTACTACGACACCGCCGAGGCCGAGCCGCTGAAAGCGTTTCTGTATGAGAATGCGATACAGGGGTTGGAACTCCATTCATAAAAAAGACCGTGAGAGGCCTGCAATGGGCTTTCTCACGGTTTTTCTTTTATAGCAGGTGGTTTTTGCCGGCCGTTTCGTCCTTCTGTCTACCAGAGACGGCGCAGGCAGAGAGCATCAGCCCGTCACCGGTCAGCGCATAAACGCCAGGCAGCGCAGAAACAGGCGAGGGGTGGTTTTACAAACCTGAATGAAAAAATAGTTTCAGAACCCTATGGAGCACATCTCCAGCCGTAGATGTTCCGCCTATCATTCCTCCCACAGTCCGCAGACCGTACACTTGATGCGCAGCCTGCCGCCTGCATTAGACAGTGATACGCTGTCGCTGAGTTCCATGAGCATGGAAAAATGTTTCCGCACATATTCGTTCAGCACCACAACGGGAAGCGGCACGTCGAGTATCAGGCAGGCGCTGCGGCGTGTTTCCGACGGCTCCTGAATGTCCAGGTTTCCGTGCGTATAGTGCATGAGCGCGCCGGCATGGCCGCGCAGCCGGTCGAATCGCAGCCGCTTGTCCTTGCTGGGGACTGTGCCGTGAAAATCGTCTTCAGGCTCGCCGAGAATCAGGCTGATAATGTCTTGTTCGTTCATGTAAAAAACTCCTTTACGTTCTTCTCTGTCTATTGTTCTACCGCATTTTCGGGTTTGTCCCGCCTGCGTCATAATTTCGTGGCTGAATCTTCAGCCGTGAAACAGGGTGCGTCAGATTCGCCGCAGGGGTCTGTCCAGTTTTGGACACATCTGAAAAAACTTTCGCTCAAAATTGAGCACATCTCCCCAATTCTGGGGAGGTATCCTCAAAAGTGAGGAAACGCCTCTTTTGCTGTCCAATTTACGGTTGCTTTGTCTTCGTACGAAAGGCGTACGAAGTGAGGCTGCACAATTTTGCATAGACCTCACCAGAACAGGGGTGTCCCCCAAATTGGGGATACCCCCCATTTCACAAACCTGAGTAGAAAAAATCAAATCGCCCAAAGAGTTTCCCAAAAAATTTTATAAACTGCATTTTGAAACCGAAAACGCAGGAATTCTTGCATAAACCAGAGCAAAATATTATAATTACTCACAGGAAGGAGATGGTTTTGTGCCATATATCGCATATCTGCCGAACAGCAGAGTCACGCTTCTGGATCTCGACGAGGTGGCAGAGGTTCTGAATGTCTCACGAAAAACCGCGTACCGATACTGCAAGAGCGGAAAACTCCCGTCCAACAGTGTCAGCGGGCAGGTCATGGTTTCCGAAGAAACGCTGCTTGCCTTCCTGCATGGCGCAAAGCCGCAGAAATCTGCGGCCCGCACCGGCCAATATGCTGCCCGTGGGCAGAAGCTGGAACCGCCCCAATTTGCAGAGTTTCCGTCAGACGATCTGACCGGAGTACGCCGAATCGAAGGATATTGATGAGTTTTACGCAGAAATGCGTGTTTTTTCAGTATCTGCCCCGGACAGCATAAGCCTAATTTTTACCAAATTCATGGATATCGGGGGGCTTTCATGCTGGAAAGCGTGTGAAAATGAGGTGAAGGGGGATGTGCTCTGCGTCCGGCCATGTTCTGCAAATGCCTTTGTGGCCGCCTACGCGCCGTTCTGAGCGGTTTTTATCCACTCGGCGTAGGAATGTCATGCAAGCGGCATATTTCTGTATGGAAGCCCACGGAAGGCTCACAGGGCAACTGTCCGAAATTCGGACGGTTGTATGCGTCTGCGGTAAAACGCAGTAGACCGAAAAGGGGTCGGTAAAATGCTGCCTCCATGGTCTGTCCAAAAAACAGACGGACCGCCAAGCACCATTTCCCCCACTTGTGGGGGAAACGGAACCTGCTCTTTTTTGAGCGGGTTCCCAACGCTTCGAGAAAGACTTTCGTGGTTTTTCCAGCGTTTTACTCATTTTTGAGTAATGGACAATTTTGTCCATTAGCCCTATAAGGCAAAGCACAGTAAGGTGGGTATGTTTGTAACACGCCCCGTGCCGCACGACTTTCAACCCGTACCTTTTTGACCGAGTTGGAATTATATTAAATCCAGATTTGGATTCAGCGACCCGTCAACCAGCGCAAAATTGCGCTCAATGAAATTAACGAACGGAATTTTCCGTTGGCTGCTGTTCCTATAACCAAGCAGACGTTTTTCGTCGCGTTGGTCTGCACGTCCGAAATCCGGACGCGCTGTTTTCATCCTTTGAACGCCGTCCGAAATCCAGACAGCGAGACCAAAGTTGGATTCGTTGGCAAACCGCTAGTGAGTGAACGCAAAGATCGTATTTCCTGACCGTTGGCCGTTGGTTTCATTGTAGTCAGACGGGGGAACGATTCGTTACACCGCCCCATAGATATAATAAAAAAGGAACGCCTCAGGAAGAACGTTCCTTTCTTGTTTTCCGCTTACAAACGAAGAGCTTCCCGCAAGGCAGCTTCTTCTGCTGCATCCAGCTTTATGCCTTTGCAGGGTGTTTCCGTCCCATCGACCTCTTGGAACCACTTACGAATGTCCAGCACGGAATCAGGACTATTATCCCAGCGGATGCGTCTCACTTTTCTTTTCGAGCGGCCTGTCCCTGAAAGTGTGGCGATTTCCTCAACGATTTCATAAATGCGGTTGCTCATTCCAAATTCCTCCTAAAATAAATGACTTTTGCTCAAATCTGTGTGAAAGTGCGTATGTGCTATTCCGGCCGCAGGGCCATATCATTTTGTTGCCGGAAATCCATGTTTCCGAACGGCCGACGAAATTCGTCGGCCCTATCGATTGTCTTAATCTCCAAAGCAGTTTCCTGCCATTGACCGTGTATGGATGGCCTGTCCATCAAGCAGAACGTCGATTCTGCACCCACAGTCTTCGCAAGTGATTTCGATATTTGCCTGGCTGGATGCCACGGCGACGGATCGTCCCTTCTTCCGGATGGTCAGGCTGCGTCCATCGTACCCGGCGAGAATGTTTCCGCAGGGGCAACGAAGAAGTTGGTTCTTTCTCTGTTCCATCGTATCATTTCCTCCTCATTGTTTCCGCTTTAAGACCTTGAATAGACTCAATGAACCTCGGCTCGTCTGCCTGCAACGACTCGTTTGGGTCCCTCGCCTCACCGCAGACGTCCGCGCAGACGTCCCGGAAAACCACTCCACCGGCGTGCAACTGCTTGACGAGATTGTCGCAGGCCTCTCGACCGCTGCGGTCGCTGTCGAGGCACAGCAGGAGCGGGTGATTCGTCGGCCGTTCCCGCAGCGCATTCAACAGGAGCCGACCATTGGCGGCGCTATTGAGCGCAACCGCACTGCCGCCTGCCTCGATAACAGACAGTGCATCGAATGCGCCCTCGGTGACAAAGACCGGTTCATCGCCGGGCGCATAGAGGGCCTGCCGGTTGAAGAGAGTGGGCGAGACGCCCAGGCTATTCATCGTCCGGCACCCCGGTTGTGCATCCGGGTCGATACTGCGTGCGACGTAGTGGAAACAGTTTGTCGGGATGGTAATTCGCGGGCAGCAGCGGTGACTTCCTGCCGGGTCTGCTTTGGGGCCGAAGCCAAGGCCATAAGTCTCTGCCGTCTTGATATTGATTCCACGAGCAGATAGGAAGGAAACAGCGGCAGGGTCATGCAGTCTGGCACGACACGCCGCGAAGTAATCAGACATATCCTTCGGTGCAGAGCCGGACTGCACGGGAGACGGAGCGGGTGGACACTTCCGAGCGGGCTTTGTGCTGTGCGGCTCGACCGACGTACCAAGCTGTTCCGCCAGCGCCCAAAGCGCTACGTTAAAATCGACACCATGTTCCAGTTCATAGATTGTAAAGATGTCACCCAAAGTCTTACACCTGTGACAGTGCCAACGCTGTGTGTCTGGATAATATTTGACCGCACCGGTTTTGTGCTGCCTGCTCCCACTGCCGCACGACGGGCAGATATACAGCGAGCACCCGCTCGATTTGCGCAGGTAGTCTCGGCAGTCAAAGTGCTGGCGAATCTCTTCTTTGAGGGTCATTCTGTCCATAACTCTCTCTCCCTTATTTGGAGTTAACGTAGTTGGTGCTGTAGTTGGGGATGGTGCTGTAGTTGGATACCGAACGACATCACGCGGTATCGGGCATTATCATTCGATGTCGTTCGATGTCAGACATATTGGTCCACTGCTCAAAAGTGATTTTCGGAAGCTCTTGTTTTTTGAGTTCTCGCACAAAGGCTGCGTAAGCGTTCTTCTGTGTTTTCTCCGCGTACCGTTCAGAATCCCGGTCAAGCCGCGGCTTAATAAAATCCCAAGCAACCCCCATTTTGCCGTCAAAGTCTGGCACGATGCCGTGCTCACCATAATCCAGAATTGCCTCAAACAACTGTCCCTTCTCGCCGTCGTTCAAGCGGATTAAACACGGTCTCACCTCAAAGTACAGCATCACGCCCGGCTGACTTCCCATCTGCATCCCCTCCTATTCCTAACTGCTCCAGCAACCCTGGCACATTGATGAAGTATGTCCGCCCGGAGCGAACGCAGGGGATGCTTCCATCCCGGCAGCCCTTCCGCAAGAAAAACGAGCTAAGCCCGGTTGTCCTGACGGCGTCCTCGATCTTCTGAAAGGGTGGACTCACAGATGGGGTGTGCTCAATGCTCCGCATCGTCCGTTTCCGCCTCCTTTGCAAGCTGCTCGATGATCCCGAACATCTGCTGTTTTTCTTTCTCCGGCAGTTCTCGGCGTAGTTTCCGGGTCATTGTGGGTTCGCTGATGTGAAGAACGTCAGCAATCGCCCAGAGTGGAACACCCGCATCTCTTGCCGCATTTCTCAAATCCTGATTCGCTGTGTTTTTCATATTTTCTCCTTGACAATCGACATAAAATTCACTATGATGAGTGTGACGATTACACTTAATATTTTACTTGTGCTACCAAGTGCTTTCAAGTAAATAAAAAGAAAATTTTTATACTTGCAAAGTTTATATGGTGAATTTATTTTCACCATATCGACATGGAGAATATATGAAATTCGATTGCAAGAAAACATCAATACGCCTAAAGCGACTCCGGGAATCAAAAAAGCTATCGCATGATAAATTGTCTGATGAGATTGAAGACCGCTACGGCGTACACATCGACAAAAAGACGCTCATAAATTATGAAAAGGCTGAAACACTCAGTTCAACGCCAGACGCAGTAAAAGGAATGAATATTACCCGCTTGACTGCTCTTGCTGACTATTATGGAGTATCAACCGATTATCTGCTTGGAGTCTCGGACTGTCCCAGCATCCGTAAAGATGTCAAGGTCATTCAAAAAACGCTCGGCATTTCCCCAAAGGCAACCGAGAACCTCATCTCCATTGTTGAATCAGCTCGGACGAGGGCGTTGCCATTCCCAGCGAGAGCGCAGAAGCGGAATTGGACGCTTGTTCAGGCGATGAACGTTCTGTTTGAGTCAGATGATCTATTGCAAATTATTGAAAGCATTGCAAATCTAACGGATGCGGCAAATGCTTTGCGAGACTATGAGCAATATAGCGCCAATGATTTTCTGGAGGATGACCTTGAACACGCGGAAGATCGACTTGACTATATTGACCATTGCTATCGCGTTGCCAGGCTGGACGTAAGCGAAGCAATCCTAAACTGCATGGATAATCGGATATTGGGAAAGCGCGAAGAAATACAGATATATACTGCCGCGCGTAAAACCATCGAATCTGCTTTGCAGATGAATGAGCAGCTAGGCAAAATTCAAGAGGCTGAATTGATGGAAAAATACGAAAATGAAGAAAAAGAATGGCTAGATTATCTGGAAAGTGAGGGGCTTGACGAAGGCTATGGCAGCGACGAGACTGAAGACAACTAAAGATGGCCGCGCATATTATGAGATCCGCTACCGTACCAGCCGGGAAGCCTCTGAATTGTCTACGCGCTGGTATGTTCCTTCCGGTTGGAGTGAAAAGGCGATCCAGTGGGAATTGGCGAAACAGGCCGCAGAGTTTGAACGTCAGTGCAGAGCGGGTCTGGTTATTTCACACAGAGAGAAAAAAGAAATCGCCGCACAGGAGGCGGCGAGGCAGGCGGCAGAAGCGGCTAAAATCGTGACTGTGAAACAATACGGCGAGCGGGTCTTTATGCCGGGCAAACTCGCTGGAACCATCGGTGAAAAGGCGCTTGCCGAAAATAGCCGTGCCTATTATCAGAACGTATTGGATAGGCATATTTACCCGATCATCGGCGAACGAAAAATGCAGGAGATCACGCGCGCGGAGTTGGAAGCCTTACTGCTGGGCGAATTGAACAGTGGAAAAGCCGAATCAACAATATCGGCAGTCTATGTCACCTTGCGGCAGATGTTTGAATCTGCGGAGGACAGCGAACTTATCCGCTCAAATCCGATGCAGAAGGTCAAAAAGCCCAGACGCAATAAAGCTGACACCAAAGACGCAACGCAGGTTGAAGCCTTTTCCATCGAGGAAATGCAGCATATTTTGGAATGCCTGAAAAATGAACCGCTCAAATGGCAGGCGTATGTCACATTGATAATTGATACGGGCTGCCGCCGCGGAGAAATCTGTGGGCTGCGCTGGCAGTCAGTCAATTTCAAGGATAAAACGATCACGATTGAAAACAATCTTGTCTATACGTCCGCCAAGAAGGGCGGCAAGGGCGTTTTCGAGGACACGCCCAAAACAGACGCCTCCGCCCGTGTGATTGACATCAGCGACGACGCAGCCGATCTTCTGCGGCAGCTGCGAATTGAACAGAGCCGCGCCTGCATCTCACCGTATGTTTTTTCGCAGGATGGCCGCGCAGAGCCAATGCACCCGACCTCGCCGACGCGATATTTTAAGAAATTCGGCGAACGGTACGGCATCGATCATTTTCATCCGCATAAGCTGCGCCACACATTCGCCAGTATCGCCATCACGAACCACGCGGATGTTGCTTCGGTTTCCGAAAAACTCGGTCATGCCAATAAAGGCATCACGCTCAAAATGTACACCCACGCCAACGCAGAAAGCATCAAGGCCGCCGGTGATATCTTCCGCAACGCGCTGAAAGCGAAGAAGGACGACAGCAAGCAGGCGTGAGCAGCCGAGCGGCATATTTGCACGGCTCGCAAAAACCCGCACCAAAACCCACACGGGCATGAGAAAAACCCACACGGGAAGCTACATCAGGTTACAACAAGTCACAACAGATAGAATCCAGAACCCATTGGGGCGCAAGGGTTTCAGGCGATAAGTTACGGCAAGTAAAAACAAGCTGCAACAAGTAATTCTTAGCTGGCAGTCATGAGGTCAGCGGTTCGATCCCGCTTATCTCCACCAAAACAAAAAGTCATTCCGTAAGGAATGGCTTTTTTGTTTTGGCTGGGCATACGTGGC